GCATCACTCGCCAACAAAGCAACTCTATCAGATGTTACCTTCCAGACAGTCATTGATTCTAGGAACAATGATCTCAATAGAGACACTTCATACGCTGCAATGGATGGTAACTGGAAGCAGCAGAGCGATAGTTACAACGGTATCACCAGATGGCTTCCGCTAAATGGTGACATCGCTGGACTTCTTGCCAGAACAGAAACCGACTTCGGTGCTTGGTTCTCGCCAGGTGGTTATGCTAGAGGTAGCATCTTGAATGTCAATAAACTAGCATTCAACCCATCCAAGGCACAGAGAGATCTTATCTACTCTGCTGGAATCAACAACGTCGTAGCCTTCCCTGGCTCTGGTACAGTTCTCTGGGGAGACAAGACACTTCAGACTAAGCCAAGTGCCTTTGATAGAATCCAAGTAAGAAGACTCTTTAACATCCTAGAGAAGTCCTTTGCTACATCAGCAAACTTCATTCTCTTTGAACAAAATGATGCGTTCACTAGACGTAGTTTTGTGAACCAGATCGATCCAGTTCTCCGCGATGTTCAGAACAGAAGAGGTCTTGAAAACTATAGGATTGTTTGTGACGAATCAAACAACCCAGGCTCGGTCGTAGATAGAGGTGAGTTCGTTTGCGACATCTTCCTACAGCCCACCAAGTCAGTTCAGTTCGTCAAACTCAACTTCGTCGCAAACAACTCAGGATCATTCTTCTCAGAAGGCTGATACATACTAGAACAAAGGAGCGTTTAAATGGCACTAGGAGATTTTAAAGGAAAATTTGGTCAAGGTATCAGACCAAATCTTTATACAGTCACATCAAGTGACGGCTTTACATTAACACAAGAAGAAAGTCTTTTAATCAAAACCGCTGCTATGCCTTCTGCTTCACTTGGTACTGTCACTGTACCTTTCAAGGGAAGAGAAGTAAAGAGAGCAGGAGATAGAACTTTCCCTGATTGGACTATCAGTGTTCTTTGTGATGAAGAAAATGCTATTCATGAGAAGTTCATCGAATGGTCACAAACATTCATGGGTCTAGAGGATACCACAAGAGGTTTGGCTTATGCTCAGTGGACTGTTGCTCCTTTGAGTGTCGCTCTTGCTAACAACACTTCTCTAGGTAGTGATATTCCCGCTGGTAAAACAATCAAACTCATTGATTGTTGGCCAATCGAAGTTGGAACCATTGATCTTTCTTATGACACTACCGATGCAGTTGCTGAGTTTAGTGTTACAATCGGGTTCGATCACTGGACCTTTGATTGATATTTGATTTATTTATTATTGAACGGAGAATCTAGATGGCAATTGATTTATTTGGTTTTACCATTGGTCGTAATGGAAAACTAACAGGAAAATCAACAAATGGCGCTGACTCAAAAGCAGCGTCATTTGTTGGTCCAGACGAATATGATGGAACATTCACCGTAGATGGTGGTGGAGTTTTTGGTCAGTACGTTGACTTTCAGGGTGGTTTCAAATCAGAAAATGATCTGATCGCCCGTTACAGAAGTATGGCACTATATCCCGAAGTCGATCTTGCGATCGATGATATTACAACAGAGGCTATTGTTCACGGTCAAGACAGAACAATAGTCTCTATTGATTTAGATAAAGTTGATATGCCAGTTTCTATCAAAAATAAAATGAAGGATGAGTTTGAGGGAATACTTAGACTACTCAAGTTTAATCAAAAAGCATATGAAATTTTTAGAAGATGGTACATCGATAGCAAGATCTATTACCATATTATTCTAGATGAATCAAATAAGAATAAAGGTATCATTGAACTTCGTGCTATTGATCCAGCAAAAATTAAGAAAGTTCGTAACGTTCAGAAAGCACAAGAGAGTGTGAATGGAACTCAAGTTGCCGTTGTTAAAAACGTTCAAGAGTTTTATCTTTATACAAACCTAGACAAGCAGTCCTCCTTCCAGACATCACAGTCAGGATTGAAGATCGCTCCTGATTCTATCTGTTATGTTCACTCTGGTATTATTGATTCAGGAACCAAGCGAGTTGTTGGATATCTTCAGAAGGCGATCCGTCCATTAAACATGCTTCGACAGACAGAAGATGCCACTGTAGTTTATCGTATCTCTCGTGCCCCTGAACGTCGTATCTTTTATATTGACGTAGGTAACCTACCCAAGCAGAAGGCAGAACAGTATCTCAAGGACATCATGAATCGTTACCAGAATAAGTTGGTCTATGATGCCAGCACTGGTGAGATCAAGGATGATCGCAAGCACATGAACATGCTTGAGGATTACTGGCTACCAAGACGAGAAGGTGGTAGAGGAACTGAGATCAGCACCCTCGATGGTGGACAGAACCTCGGTGAAATGGAAGACGTTGATTACTTCCTTAAGAAAGTATATCGTGCCTTGCACGTTCCTACTTCCCGAATGGATGCAGAAAACGGCTTTAACATGGGACGATCCTCTGAGATTAGCAGAGACGAACTAAACTTCTTCAAGTTTATTGATCGTCTTCGTAGTCGTTTCTCTGATCTGTTCATTCAACTACTGAGAACTCAATGTCTTCTCAAGGGTATTATGAAAGAAGATGACTGGAATAGGATTGTTCAAGATATCTACTTTGATTATCAGAAGGACTCTTATTTTACAGAACTCAAAGAAGCAGAGATTATGCGAGAGCGTCTTGAGATGCTTCAAAGCGTAGAGCCATATCTCGGAAGATTCTACTCAGATAACTGGGTACGAAAGAATATTTTAAAGCAAAGTGAAAAGGAGATGGAAGAAATCGCCAAAGAAATGGCGGCGGAACCACCTCCCCCTACAGAGGATGAACTATGAAACCAGCAGAAGAACTATTAAAGAGTATGCTTGACGACAACATGGAAAAGTTTCAGCAAACATTTGGTGATACTTTCAAGATGAAGGTTCAAGATGCCACAGGGGCAATCACCCCAGACGTTGTGGCAAATCTAGTCACCAAGCAAGAACCAGAGGTCGAAGAACCCGAAATCGAAGAGATTGAGGACGAAGAACAAGAATACACCGAAGTCGATGATACCGAAAGTGAGGATACAGATGAAGCCATCTGATATTATAAATAATTTACTAGATAAAAACTACGTTGAAGCAGAGAAAAACATCAAAGATATTCTATATGCCAAGATGGCAAATGGTATTAAGAGTCAATACCCAAGTCATAATGAGGTAGAGGAAATCGAAGAACCACAAGAAGAGGAATAGCACATGCTACTTATCACCGAAACTACAACTGATGATGTCCGTATTATCACGGAAGCAACAGAAGATGGCAAGAAGAACTACTTCATCGAAGGTGTCTTCATGCAAGCCAACAAGCCCAATCGTAACAACCGCATCTACGAAAGAAACATTCTTTTCGGAGAAGCAAAGCGTTATATCAAGACTTATGTTGATGAGAACAGAGCGTTCGGTGAACTCAACCACCCACAAGGTCCAACCGTAAACCTAGATCGTGTATCTCACATCATCAAGGAACTCAAAGAAGACGGCGATAACCTTGTAGGTAAAGCAAAAATCATGGAAACTCCTATGGGTAAGATCGTAAAGAACCTTATGGATGAGGGTGCCAAACTTGGTGTATCCTCTAGAGGCATGGGATCACTCAAGGAGAGAAACGGAATCAACGAAGTCCAAAAGGATTTCATGCTTTCCGCAGTAGATATTGTGGCAGATCCTTCTGCTCCTGATGCCTTTGTCAACGGTATCATGGAAGGTAAGGAATGGATCTGGGATAACGGTCTTCTCAAGGAGAGAGATATTCAGTCTTTCCAAGAGGATATTGAAGATGCGTATACCACAAAACGAAATAGAGAAAACAAATTGATGGAAGTATACGCTTCCTTCATGTCAAAACTTGGAAAAGTATAAATAATGGCGCTAGCAACGAATAAAAAGGAGTCCCTTTCATGAGCCAGAATCCCGTAGACACAGCAAGAACTATTCTCGAAAAGATCGAGTCAATCGACGAAGAGAAACCAGTTCTTGACTCAGAAACATACAACAAGGACGCCACCGGCAAGGGTGATGAGGTTCACACCGATGAGGGTCCAAACAACGCAAAGAAGAACAAGAAGAGCATCGACGCTAAGCCCTCTGCGGCCAAACCCGAGAAGAAGGTTCCTGAAGTCCTCCCCGCTGGTGGAAACCAGGCTGGTGGTGGCGTCACTGAGGATCTAAGCGTTCTCTTTGATGGTGAAGATCTTACCGAAGATTTCAAGGTAAAGGCAATCACCATCTTCGAGGCTGCTATTGCTGAGAAGGTATCTGCTGAGGTCGCTGAACTCGAAGAGGCATATAACGTTGCTCTCGCCGAGGAAGTTGCTGAAGTTACCGAAGAACTCACCAACAAGATTGATGAGTATCTTGATTACGCAGTCCAGACTTGGCTACAGGAGAACGAACTCTCTGTTGAGCAGGGCATTCGTACCGAAGTCAGTGAGTCATTCATGAATGGACTCCACCAGTTATTCCACGATCACTACATCGAAGTTCCCGAGAGCAAGATTGACCTTGTTGACGAACTCGCTGAAGAGAACGAGGAACTCGTCACCAGACTCAACGATGAGATCCAGAAAGTTATGGATCTATCCGAGAATCTTCTTGAGTTCCAGCGTGAGATCGTGTTCCACGATATGTGCGAAGGTCTTGTTGACACTGAAGTCGAAAGATTCAAGACCCTTGCAGAAGGTATCGAACATGCCGACATCGATGAGTACGCTGAAAAACTCAATATTGTCAAGGAATCATACTTCAATGATGCCGTCGATACAGAAACTGTTGCCGACGACAACAACGAAGGAACACCTACCGTAACCGAGACTAACTCGATTATGGAAGGTTACGCAAACGCGATTAGTAGAACCCGCTGAATCAAATAAACTCACAAAGGAGAAGTCAAAATGGATTTCGATAACATCACACCAATGGATTCACTTGAAGAAAAGTGGACTCCCATTCTAGAACATAGCGATCTTGAGCCAATTCAAGATCCTTATAAGAGAAAGGTCACCGCTGTCCTTCTCGAAAACGAAGAGAAGGCTCTTCGTGAGCAGAACCTAACCGAAACCCCCATGAACGCTCTTGGTGGTAACCTCGGTGGCGGTGCTGTTTCAGGTAACTCCAGCAACTACGCTGGTTTTGATCCCGTTCTCATCAGCCTCGTTCGTCGTGCTATGCCCAATCTAATGGCATACGACGTTTGTGGTGTGCAGCCCATGTCTGCTCCCACTGGCTTGATCTTCGCAATGCGTACCAAGTACGCTAACATTTCCAGTGGTAATGCAACCTTCGGTGAAGAGGGTCTCTTCCAAGAGGCCGACACCCGTGCAGGTTCAACTGGTGGTGACTTTACCTCAGCCGCCGCCATCAGCACCGATCCCTTCGGTTCTGGTACTGCTGCTAACTCAGCCGCTCAGTCGCCTGGTATGCTTGTCGCCAACTCCGAGCGTCTTGGTGAAGGAAACGACCAAGCATTCCGCGAAATGGGATTCACCATCGAGCGTGTTGCTGTTGAAGCAAGAACCCGTGCCCTCAAGGCTCAGTACACCACTGAACTCGCACAGGATCTCAAGGCTGTTCACGGACTTGATGCAGAGACTGAACTCTCTAACATCCTCTCCACCGAAATCCTTGCTGAGATCAACCGCGAAGTCATTCGTAAGATCTACAACAACGCTAAACTCGGCGCTCTACAGACTGACCTTACCTTCTCTGGCACCAAGACAGAGGCTGGTATCACTACTGATGGTGTCCTAGTCACACCCCACGTTCGTCAGGGTGTCACTGGTGGTATCTACGACATCAACAGAGATGCTGATGGTCGTTGGTCCGCAGAGCGTTTCCGTGGTCTCATGTTCCAGTTAGAGCGTGAAGCCAACGTAATCGCTAAGGAAACTCGACGCGGTAAGGGTAACTTCTGCATCGTCTCTTCCGACGTTGCTTCAGCCCTCGCAATGGGTGGATTCCTCAACATCTCACCAGCACTAAACGTCAGCCTCAACGTTGACGATACTGCTAGCACCTTCGCTGGTGTTCTTAACGGTAAGATGAAGGTCTACATCGATCCCTACGCTGGTACTCGTAACTTCGTCTGTGTCGGTTATAGAGGTTCTTCACCTTACGATGCTGGTATGTTCTACTGCCCCTACGTTCCACTACAGATGGTCCGTGCGGTCGGTGAGGATACCTTCCAGCCCCGTATCGGGTTCAAGACCCGCTACGGAATGGTCACCAACCCCTTCGTTGGAACCGCTGGTAGTAACAACATCGAAACCACTGGTGTCAACCAGTACTACCGTATCTTCGAGATTCTTAATCTCCACGGTCAGAACTCTGCACTCTGAGTCTAGTTCTAAGGTAGCATAAAGCACAGCCTCCCTCACGGGGGGCTGTGTTTTTTTATATACATACTTTATTGGGAGAATATTATGTCAGGTAAAGCACCAGATTCAGTAAACTATCTGAAGAATAATGGCTTCAAGTTTGAGATTCCCAGAATCCCAAATGTAAACTTCTACATCCAACAAGCAAATATCCCATCAATTGATGTTGATAATATAGAAACTAAAACCTTATATGCACAGCCTGTTTACGATACGGGCGGAAGAATTTCATATGGCTCATTGAATCTATCTTTCATTGTTGACGAAGACATGAACAACTACATGGAAATCTATAACTGGATGAGAGGTCAAGTTCCTGTTGAAGATAGTCCGCCTCTTCGAGATGCAGATTCACTAGCAAGTGCCATTCTTATAGTCATGGACAACAAGAGTAGACCCAATATTGAAGTTCAGTATCAGGATATTTTCCCAGTTAGGCTAGATGAAATCGGATTTGATTTGACAACCACCGATCCAGACCCTATAATCATAAGTACAGAATTTAGATTTACTGGATTGAAAATCACTAAACTATGAACCTAAATGATATTCGTGAGATGGTCAACAAAGACCTAGAGATGGATCGAACCGAACTGGATATCGAGTCCATCAAAACACCTCAACTCCACAACAAGTATCTTATCCTATTCACGGATGAGACGTTGTTGTATAAGAAGATGCAGGCAGAATACAAGACACTCCGCAAGGATAAGTGGCTTTACTACACTGGTAAAATGGGTGACGACGAACTGAAAGAGCGAGGGTGGGAACCTTTCCCTCTCAATGTTCTGCGTGCCGATATCGATCAGTTTATAGAATCAGATCGTGAACTGATCGTTCAGTCCCATCGTCTTGCCCTACAGGAAGAAAAGGTCAAGTATCTTGAAGGGGTAGTAAAGATCATCAACAACCGACAGTGGTATATTCGATCCGCAATCGACTGGGCTAAATTTTCTAACGGCGGATAACTCATACATATAGTGTATGAGTGATATTTCTGTTCTACATTTAGATTCTGTATATGTGAAATTGGATTGTGAGAGGTGGATAGCAAAAGAGTTATCCGACTTCTTCACGTTCAAAGTTCCAAACCATGAGTTCAGTCCCGCTTACAAAAAGAAGCAGTGGGACGGCACTATCAAGTTATTCAACCTATACAAGCAGACTATCTACCGAGGCTTACTGGATTATGTAATTCAGTTCGCTAAGGATAGAAATTATAGTATCCAGTTAGAAGAAACGCTGAAGGACTCTCTACCGTCCTCAGAGTTCTCTCAGAGCGACGTTACGGACTTTATTGACTCCCTGTCCATCGTAGCAAATAATAAAGCAATTAAACCACACTTACATCAAGTGAATGCTATTCAACACGCATTGAATACCAAGAGATGTCTCCTGCTCTCTCCTACTGCGTCTGGGAAGTCGCTGATCATCTATACACTGATGCGTTACTATATGGAACTGCTGCCCCCAGAGAAGAAGTTACTGATCATTGTACCAACCACAGGTCTAGTATCACAGATGCTTGAGGACTTCAAAGACTATTCGTCTAACGACGACTGGGATTGTATGTCTAATTGCCATCAAGTGTTCAGTGGGCAGTCGAAAGAAACAGATAAGAGAATTGTCATCTCAACTTGGCAGAGTTTATACCAAATGCCAAAAGAATATTTTTCAAAATTCGGTTGTGTGTTTGGAGATGAATGCCACTTATTTAAAGCCAAATCACTCTCGACGTTAATGTCGAATCTAGATGACTGCTACTATCGAATAGGAACTACAGGCACACTCGATGGAACACAGACACACAAACTCGTAATTGAAGGACTCTTTGGTAGGGTGTTTCAGGTTACGACAACCAAGAACTTAATGGATAAGAATCTTCTCTCAACCTTATCAATCAACTGCATTTCATTGCAGTATACTAAGGACGAGAAGGAGTTTATGAAGAGAAAAAAATATCAGGATGAAATAGAATGGATTGTTACTCATGAGAAGAGAAACCAGTTTATTGCCGAACTAACCAACAGGTTAAAGGGTAATACTCTAGTCCTCTTCAACTATGTGGAGAAGCACGGGAAACCGTTGTATGAATTGATTAGTCAAGGAGATAAAGAGACTTTCCTCATACACGGAGCAACAGATGTCATACAACGGGAAGAGATTCGCAAGATCGTTGATAGGAAAACTAACTCGGTTTTGGTTGCGTCTTACGGAACCTGCTCTACTGGCATTAATATTAGGAATATTGATAACATTGTTTTCGCTAGCCCTTCTAAATCTGTTGTAAGAGTTCTTCAAAGTATAGGCAGAGGACTACGAAAATCAGATAGAAAACAGAAAGTAAAGTTGTTTGATCTTTCAGATGATCTTACCATAGGAAAATATGAAAATCATACTTTCCGACATCTTGGAGAAAGAATCAAAATATATACTAGTGAGAAGTTTGATTATGAGATATCGAAAATTCATATAAGGAGATGATTATGACTGATGAGATTACGAGCAGAATCATCCGATTGAAAAATGGAGATGATGTGATAGCAAAGATTGTAAAGTCAGATCGAAATAAACTGACTCTACATAAACCCTTCTTATTCAGAACACAATCAGTAATCGATCCGATGAGCGGCATGAAGAAAGACGTTACCATGCTTCAGAGTTGGACCGCTTTTGCTGATGGTGATGAGATTACAATTCAACAGGAGAATATTCTTGCCTTTTTGAATCCCACTGGGGAAACAGAAAAACTCTATACTATAGAGAAGAAGAGGGAAGAAGAACTCAAGAAGAAAAGAAATGTAATCAACTACAATGACGAAGAAAATCCAAACTCACCCCCACTAAAGAATCCTTTGGGTGATTTGTTTGATGTGAACAAAAATGTTGACGATGCCATGAAAAAGATGTACGACGAATTGGCAGATCAACTTGATGGTGTAGATGGACTGGATGATTTAGATGAGGATGAAATGCAAGAGTTCATCGTGATGACTCTAATGATTCCACCTGAGATGTTAAAGAAGATGTTAGATCAAGGTATCATTAAGCCTGATCAGATGTCTGAGTTCTTATTTGAGAACATGAACTCAGAAAAGATCACAGAGGAATACACTGGGGATGATAAAAATCATCCAGACTTTGGCAATAGATTAACTGACTGGAGTTCGGACATCGACGATTACCTTAACTAATTTGGAGACCACATGGATCGAGAAGTCTTGCTCTTGAACGCTTCTGAGGAAGTATTAAATGTGATCGATTGGAAAAAAGCAGTAGCACTTTTAGAATCTGGAAAGGCAATAAAACCTTATTCCTTTTCCAAGACTTATAAGATTAAAACACCAAAGGGAACATATCCACTACCCGCAGCACTAGTACTGATTCGATATGTTCTCACACCACATCAATCACATCTACCCACAAGAAGAAATATCTTCAAGAGAGATAACTGGACTTGCCAATACTGTGGTTTGAAATCGAAAAACAATAAGTCATTAACAATTGATCACGTTATGCCTAGATCAAGAGGTGGTGATTCTTCTTGGACAAATCTTACAACTGCTTGTGCGCCTTGTAACTCAAAGAAGGGAAATCGAAAACCTAAAGAATGTAAGATGCCCCTGATCAATAAACCAAGAAAACCAAAGCATCTAGAGATGCAGTTGGCTGAGATACAAGATGAGTTGCTTCGTATTTGGAAACGGTGGATACCAACCTAACAGTATCCGGTATCCGGAGGTATCCCTTTTCCTCTCGACAAGTCGAATTATATGGGGGTTTGGAAAACTGTCAAGGAAAAACTTGACAATAATTTTTTAGAGGGTATATTATGACAAAAGGAAGTGATTCACATGGCGAAGAAATCAAACCACTATATCGATAACAAATTGTTCTTCGATAAGATGTCCGACTGGAAAGAGCAGGTAGTCCTTGCCGAAAGTAACGGAGATCCCAAACCTCCCATTACAGAGTATATCGGTGAGTGCTTTATCAAGATCGCAACCAATCTTGCGATGAAGCCTAACTTCATGAACTACTCCTTCGTCGATGAAATGATCGGCGATGCGATTGAGAATTGTATTCTATATGCACACAATTTCAATCCCGAGAAGTCGAAGAATCCTTTCTCATATTTCACTCAAATTATTTACTATGCCTTTCTCAGACGTATCGAGAAAGAAAAGAAGCAGTCATACGTTAAGTTCAAGATGATTGAAGAAGGTGATCACGCTGGTCATATCCACAAGTGGTTCAAGGAGAATTACTTTGATAAGAATCCAAATGATGCAATGAAAGAGTTCTTTCAGTTAAATGATAATGACTTGAAGAAGTTTGAGCCTAAAAAGAGTAAGAAGAAAAATCAAGCCGGTTTGACTTCATGTTTTGAGGATGTAAATGAAGATAGCAATAATAAATGATACTCATTGGGGTGCAAGATCAGATAGTCAAATATTCCTAGAATACTTCACGGACTTTTTTCGTGAACAGTTCTTTCCGTATTTGAAGGAGAACAACATTGATACTGTTCTTCATTTAGGTGATCTTATGGACAGACGAAAGTTTGTCAACTTCAATACACTGAATACTGTTCGTAGTGAGTTCATGGAGCCACTGCTTCGTGAAGGCATCGTCGTTCATTGTATTCTAGGCAATCATGATACGTTCTATAAGAATACCAATGATCTTAACTCGGTTAACGAGTTGTTCGGTGATCGTTATTCAAACTTCTTTATCTACCAACAGCCGATTGATCTAGAATTTGATGGCGTAAAAGTTGGTATGGTTCCGTGGGTAAACAGCGAGAATCGTGAGAAGACTTTAGAGTATCTAAAGAATACAAAGAGCAACATCATCTGTGGTCACTTTGAACTGAATGGGTATGAGGTGATGCGAGGACTGCCTTTTGATGGTGGTATGTCGGATGAACCTTTGCGAAGGTTCGATATGGTTCTGTCTGGACACTTCCACAGCCGTAGCGTCCAGAACAATGTTACATATCTTGGTACTCAATATCAGATTACCTTCAGTGATCTCAACGACAGAAAAGGCTTTCATGTCTTTGACACAGAGACGAGAGACTTGGAGTTTGTGGAGAACCCACGAAAGAAGTTCTTTAAGATCTCATACGACGACAGCCAAGACTTTGACATCAGCAAGTTCCCATTCGGCGAATACAAAAACGCCTATGTCAAGTTGTTCGTTGACAATAAAACTAAACCATATTTGTTTGACAGGTTCCTTGACAATCTATATGATGTACCAGTGTCTAATGTCACGGTAGTCGAAGACTATGGTGGTGAAGATGAAATCGAAGAGGATGTTGATCTGTCTTTGGATACTGTTTCAATCATATCGAATGAGGTTGAAGATATGAAGGAACTGAACCAAGAGCAGAAGACAAAATTAAAACTGATGATTCGTGATTTGTATATGGAGTCGTTGTCTGTATGATTGAATTTAAAACTGTCCGATTTAAGAACTTCGGTTCTTTCGGAAACTATTTCACAGAAATATATCTCGACAAATATTCTATGGTTCTAGTGTCAGGATCGAACGGTCAGGGTAAGTCTTTTGCCCTGCTTGATTCTATTACATTCGGTCTGTTTGGTAAGCCGTTTCGTAAGGTAAACATTCCTCAGTTGGTCAACAGCATCAACCAGAAGCATTGCGTGGTTGAGGTCGAGTTCTCGATTGGTAAAGATGACTACAAGGTTCGTCGTGGTCTGGCACCAAAGATCTTTGAGATCTACAAGAACGATGTAATGCTACATCAGGATGCCAAGGCGAAAGACTACCAGCGAATGCTTGAGGAGCAAATCCTGAAGATGAACTACAAGTCATTTACTCAGGTGGTGATTCTTGGTAGTTCATCATTCGTTCCTTTCATGCAGTTACCTGCCGCAGACCGCAGAGAAGTGATCGAGGACATTCTAGATATCCAGATTTTCTCCACAATGAATACACTTATGAAAAGTAAATATTCTGAAGTGAAGGAAAGTATTGCCATTATAGATCAAAAGATCGAAGTGATTGTGGAGAAGGTTTCTGTTCACAAGAAAATGATCGAGACGCTACAGAAACAAAACGAAGACAACCTCGAAGTGATCATGACCGACATCAAGAACACAGAAGACAACATCAAAGAACTTGAATCTAAGATTGAGGTTCTACAAGTAGAGGTTGACAGCCTGTTGCTCGGTCTGAGTGAACAGGATGAAACTAAAAAGACATTCAAGGAACTGACAAAGAAGTTGAATCAGACTGAGCAGATGTTAAATCGTCTAGAAAAAGAGATGAAATTCTACACCGAGAATGACAAATGTTCAACTTGTCGTCAGCCAATCGCCGATGATCATAAGGATAAAATTTGTTCGTTGATTACAGAGGAGCAGGACGAGAAGAATAAAATTCGAGTTGAACATGAAACAAGCATTGATGCTGTGGAGAAGAAGTTAGATGAGTACACGGAAACACTCGGCCGAATCCGCGAGAAAGAAAAGGAAATTAGTAACCACAACACGACGATCCGAGCCAACCAGAGTTATATCACGAAGAACCAGAAAGAGTATAGTAGGCTCATGTCCATCGATAAAGAGAACCTCAAGGAGAAGGACATCCTTAAGAATCTTGCGAAGGAAGGCAAGGAACAAGTAGAGAAGCAGCAAGAACTAAAAGAGGAAAAGGTTCTCGCCGAGTATGCTATGGCACTATTAAAGGACAGTGGGATCAAATCTAAGATCATCCGACACTACCTCCCAACCATGAACAAACTCATTAACAAGTATCTAACTGTTATGGATTTCTTTGCCCAGTTCAATCTAGACGAAAACTTCAATGAAACTATCAAGTCAAGGCACCGAGATGACTTTAGTTATATGAGTTTCAGTGAAGGCGAAAAACTTAGGATCGACTTAGCAATACTATTAACATGGCGAGAGATTGCTAGGTTGAAGAACAGTGCCAACACCAACTTATTGATTCTTGATGAGGTGTTTGATTCGTCTTTAGATTCAGGGGGTACAGACGAGTTTATGAAACTACTTCATAACCTAGGCTCTCGATGTAATGTTTATATTATTAGTCACAAGGCAGATCAGTTAGCAGATAAGTTTAATAACATGATGGTATTTAATAAGAAGAATAACTTTAGTAAGTTGAAGATAGTATGAGTATAATAACATATAATGGAGATGTTAGATGTCTAGGGGATTGATGCCAATAGTGCAAATTACAATACTAGTAAGAGACATGGAAAATAAATTGTCCATGTTTTTAAAGTGCGTAGAAAATATTGATTATGATCCTGAATATCTGTCGATCTATGTTCATACAAATAACAATAGTGATAACACCAACGTAAAACTTAGAGACTGGTGTAAAAAAATAGATGAGTCTGGAAAGTATCGTTCGGTAACTTTTCTTGAAGAATATTTTCATGAGTTAGATGGTGTTTCGGTTGGTGGAGGTGATGCGTGGTACGCAGAAGGTGGGATTAGACTCAGTACACTCGGGAAAATAAGAAACGCAAGTATGTACCATGCCTTAAATACTGGGTGTGACTATTACTTCGTTTGTGATGGGGATAATTTTTTCCCACCAGAAACTATAAAGTATTGTGTGCGTGAAAACAAACCTATTTTTGCGCCTATGATGGTGCATAATGATGGTGCTTTTCCTAGAGGATTTTATTTGAGGTGTTCTTCAAATGGTTACTATGATGGTTCAGAAGAAAATAAGAATATGTCTAGACCAATATGGAACAAAACCCTTGTTGGAACTTTTGCTGTTGATCTAGTTCATATGTGTTATATGATTAGAACAGATGAGATTCATAAAGGATTAGATTACACCACGGACGGTGTTCAAATGGAGTATGTAACTTTTTCTGCCTCTGCTAGAAAAAATGGAATACAGCAGTTTGTAGGTAATGAAGTTCAGACACTAATAGATCCCACCGATGACTATGATACGAATGTTTACATCTGTAGGAACTTATGTTATCATCTATGATCGGAGAAAAATGAGTCTATTCACAGAGACAGCAGAAGACTACTTAGAGATGATCGGTGATTGGACAGACTCCCTCCCTGCTCCCATCGTGGAGGAGCATGAGGGAATCCTCGTCGTCCGTGATGATCTCATCGGTGGTGGGTCGAAGATGCGATTCGCCGACTACCTGATCCAGTCACAGCCTGAGATTGATGAGTGGGTGTATGGCAGTTCACCTGCCACTGGTTATGCTCAGATCTCACTTGCACATCTGTGTGGCAGGTATGACAAGAAGGCGGTGATCTTCATGGCAGATCGTGCTGTCGAAAAAAGACACCCTTATCAGTTGCAAGCAATCGAAGCAGGTGCTATAATGCACTGGATCCCAAACGGGATGCTTAGTGTGACCGAAAAAAGGGCAAGAGATTATGTTGCAGAAGATCCAACACGCCGCAGACTACTTCCTATTGGCTTTGACCATCCTACTGTTATCGCTTCCATCATTCGGGTTGCTCGTAACATGGATGTATCTCCAGATGAAGTCTGGACGGTAGGATCAAGTGGAACACTCACCAGAGGACTACAACTCGCATGGCAAGGATCCTCCTTTCACTGCGTCCGTGTGGGACATAGCGGCGAGTACGGAAAGGCTAAGACCTACCAGTCGAAATACGCCTTCAACAAAGCAACCAAAGTGTTGCCCCCATTCCCGTCCGCACCAACCTACGACGCAAAAGCGTGGGAGTTTATCAAGGATCATGCGTCACCTGGCGCACTTTTTTGGAATGTAGGAGCATGAGATTTTACGAACGAAATGATGCCATCATTAATAGTGATGTCAATGTAAACTTTGAAGACCTTCTAGAGATGACACCCGATCAGTTCAAAGATTGGGTGATTCAACTTCGTGAAGAGTTGACTGCCGCGTGGGACAACAACGGCTGTCCTCCTCGAACGGGAAAGAACGAGGAAGATATTATTGCTTCCTTCAATCGCATGTCGGAGTTTCCTGTCCATCAGTTTGAGTTCGATGATGAACTTAGCGAGACGCCGAAGGATGTGATCATCAACAAGTCACGACTTGGTGTTGAAGCCGATCAGTTCTTCGATAATATGTTCAAGACAAGAATCAACTATACGGAGAAAGACAATGGACACTCGATCTACGATCTTGTCGCCAATCCAGATTATTTTGACAGAGTGTATAAAGGTTCTCTTCGTCACTTTCGCAGGGACTCTTTTTATTCTCATGCTGTCTCCACCCTCAAGCGTTCGCGGAAGCATAGCGTTGTATCTGTTGATTCTGCTAGGGACTGGATGCTCGCGTTTTTTGAGAACCCGACGATGTTTGCGGGAAAGGACTTCCTACTTGAACAAGTCAAGATCCGAGAAGGATTGAACACAGGTTATAATCAGGTAGAACAAACAGACATTCTACAGTTGACTAAGGAAGAGGTTGAAGAGTTTCGTGATCGCCTAGCGTATCGACATCACTCGACGTTCGATATTGATAATATGGACGACGAACATGTTTATGCTATTCGTTTGTATGATAAAGGTAAGAAGATTTTTCCTGGCGGGTTCAAGTCGTTTCGTATCGGCTACATTCAACCCGCAGTAAACTTCCCACCGATGACTGCTAAATACTTGTATGAGCGATTCACTAACCACATCAAAGACAGACCGATTAAGATCTATGATCCGAGCAGTGGCTGGGGTGGTCGTATCCTTGGGGCTATGGCTGTCCGTGATGATCGCACTCTGCATTACATTGGCACTGACCCCAATCCTGATAACTTTAATAATGATGGAAGTTCTCGTTATAGTGATCTCGCAGATTTTTACAACACCAAAACCTACAGATCAAACCCCTTCTTCTCAAGCACACATACATACGAAGTCTTCCGACTAGGATCTGAGGAGATTCAACATGACAAAGATTTTCAAAAGCACAGAGGCGAGATTGATGTGGTCTTCACTTCTCCTCCTTATTTTAATCGAGAGGCTTATAGTGAAGATGAAAACCAGAGTTACAAGAAGTATGGAAGTTCATATGAGTCATGGCGTGATGGATTCTTGCGACCGACACTTTCCACTTGTGCTGAATGGTTACGACCAGGCGGCTATCTCCTATGGAACATTGCAGATATATTGATCAAGGGAGAATATCTGCCTTTAGAGCAAGACTCTATTGACATACTGGGTGAACTTGGTGTAGAATATAAATACAAAATAAAAATGGCACTAGAAGGAATGCCTGGTCAGAACCGCGTGGGTGAAGACGGCAAACCAAAGTGCAAAAACTTCTGTCAAGTGAACGGCAGATATTTGAAGTATGAACCTATCTTTGTTTTTCGGAAAGCATAATGAAACAAGACACCGAATTTGGTAATATTCTTGAACGATTCTTGGACGATTATATGGGTAAACTGTCTGATGGTGGTTCGATTAGAAAGCCCAACTTCGAGAATGCGATCAAGTCTTATAAGCCAACTAAGAGAGAAATCAAACTCCTGAGAGATCATTTCGTTGAAGTGCGAGATGAAATCATGGGTGCCATCAACAAGACCGATGAGGACTTGGTTGAAGGTTACTCGTTTCTCTCCACTACCAAGTTGAAGAAACTAGAAGGTTACCTTGAGTCTTTGATCGAAGTTCTAGAGGCCAAGTCAAAGATCACTCGACGAAAGCGAAAGGTTGATCCTAATAAACTCGTCAAGTCGGTTCAGTATATGCCTGAAGCAAAAGAGTTCAATCTAGAATCGATCGATCCTGTCAACATCGTGGGTGCTAGTGGCCTTCTCTGTTTCAACACTAAGACCAAGAAACTAACTCTGTTTGAGGCTAGTACTAAGGAAGGTCTTAGTGTCAAGGGAACTACTATTCAAAATTTTTCTGAAAGTTCTGTTACTAAGACTATCAGAAAGAATAACTTGACTCTTCTTAGTAATATAACAGAGGGACGTATCGATTATACCAAGCGTGTTATCAATAACATTAAAACGAAAAACGCTATCCCTACAGGTAGAATCAATAAGGATACTGTGATTCTGAGGACATATTCATAACATATATACTAGGTATTCTTTATGGAAGAATCCTATGGGAAATAAATATCGAGGTTATTACAAGGCAGTAGATGCAAACGGTAACCTAATAACTTATAATCCCGGTGATGTTGTTAGAAAGAATGGATTATATTATCTAGCAACAGATACTATCATCGGTCACTCACCCGAACACGGCACCCGTGTTGGGTGGGTTTCACTTGGTGCTGGTGGTAGTGGTGGAAGTGGCGGGAGTGGTGCTGATGGACCCACTGGACCCACTGGACCCGCAGGTGCGACTGGCACAGGTGACACATATGTTGCTGGTACAGGACTGACTCTAAACGGTCCTACTTTTGCGGTTCGAGGTTGGACTAGAGGTGGTGAAACATTCCCAGATAGTCTTGGTGGTATTGTAGCAGGAACATCATTTAGTGATGGAACTACTGCCATTGAAATCTTAGAAACTTTACTCTTCGCATACCAACCAGTTTCATTCTCCGCCTTTGATATTGGACTTTCTTCTGGACCATATGAAGTTGGACAAACCGCTGGTAATACAACGGTAAACTCTACTTGGTCTACTGCTGGTCCAAACGCAAACTGGGTTGCTGGTTCCCTTTCAATCTCTGCAAATCAGAGTGTTGGAACTCTTGTCTCTGGTTTGAACTACGATGGTTCACCTCAATCGATTTCTCATGGGGCGTATAACTTCAATGTAGAAAAAACTCTTACCTTCACGATTGAGGGTGAGCAGGCAAGTGGAAGTAATCCAACTAAAACTGATACCATGAACTGGCGTTATAGATACTTCAGTGGTAGAACTGCGACTGGTTTTGATGGGACAGGTTTAACAGCACAAGGTTTTACTGATACTCTCAGTAGAACATCCCCAGATAACTGGACTTTCACTTTCCCTGCTGTCTCGCCTGGGAATAAAGGTTTCTTCATACTACCACAGAGTGAGTATTCAGGAACTTTAACGATGACTAATACTGCAAATGGATTGGGTTTCCCCTTTGGTCTCACTGGTTCATTTACACATACAAATGAGTATGGTCTTGATATCCTTTATGATATTTGGGAATCTACCAATAACTTTGCGGGTGAAGTTTCAATGAGGGTTAATACATAATGGCAAGTATTACAGGAGGAGTACCAGTAGGAGGATTTATTTCTCCGACAGACACGGAGGATACCTTCGCTGTTACCGACCCAACTTATGGGTTGGGTGGTCTGCGTAATGTTGCTTCAACTACTGAACGCGATGCTATTTCTGATGATCGTCGTGAACAAGGTATGTTGGTTTTTGTTGAGAATGAAGGCCAGTATTATGGTTTGTCTGGTGGTGTTAGTAACTCCGACTGGGTTGTCTTTGCACAGGGGCCTGCTGGACCAACTGGGCCTGGTGGTGGTGAACAGGGAGAAACTGGACCTACTGGTCCCACTGGAAACACAGGGCCTATCGGTAACACTGGTCCATCTATAACTGGTGAAAAGGGAGAGACTGGACCTACTGGTATTACTGGAAACACAGGGCCTATCGGTAACACTGGTCCATCTATAACTGGTGAAAAGGGAGAGACTGGACCTACTGGTATTACTGGATTTACTGGTAACACAGGGCCTATTGGTAATACTGGTGATACTGGAAGTAAAGGTGAAACTGGTCCGAGTGGTCCTACAGGTGATCAAGGAACTAAGGGCGAAACTGGTCCTACAGGTGATCAAGGAACTAAGGGCGAAACTGGTCCTACAGGTGACCAAGGTATCAAGGGTGAAACTGGTCCTTCTGTAACTGGTCCTACTGGCGATCAAGGGACTAAGGGTGAAACTGGTCCCACTGGCGATCAAGGGACTAAGGGTGAAACTGGTCCCACTGGTGACCAAGGTATTAAGGGCGAGACTGGTCCTACAGGTGATCAAGGTGTCAAAGGTGAAACTGGTCCTTCTGTAACTGGTCCTACTGGCGATCAAGGGACTAAGGGTGAAACTGGTCCTACTGGTGACCAAGGTGTCAAAGGTGAAACTGGTTCTACAGGTGACCAAGGTATCAAGGGTGAGACTGGTCCTACTGGTGACCAAGGTGTCAAAGGTGAAACTGGTTCTACAGGTGACCAAGGTATCAAGGGTGAGACTGGTTCTACAGGTGATCAAGGTATCAAGGGTGAGACTGGTCCCACTGGCGATCAAGGCACTAAGGGTGAAACTGGTCCCACTGGCGATCAAGGTGTCAAAGGCGAAACTGGTTCTACCGGCGATCAAGGCACTAAGGGTGAAACTGGTCCCACTGGCGATCAAGGTATCAAGGGCGAGACTGGTTCTACCGGCGATCAAGGTATCAAGGGTGAAACTGGTCCCACTGGCGATCAAGGTATCAAGGGCGAGACTGGTTCTACCGGCGATCAAGGTATCAAGGGCGAGACTGGTCCCACTGGCGATCAAGGTATCAAGGGAGAGACTGGTGCCAACGGCATTGACACATACGGTATTGAGTATGATTTTGATACTTCAACAACTGCTTCTGATCCCGGATCTGGAGGGTTTAGGTTTAGTATTGACTGGACAGTGGGAATAATTGGAAATG